GCCTCGGCAAAGGCCGCGTCCTCGTAAACACCGGGACAGGCCGCACCGAAACCTGCCCACGTTGCAAAGACAAGCCGCACAAAATCAACGGTTCCGTTTGCCTTCCCGCAGAGGGTAAATAGACTCCACCCGTTCCCGCTGTTCGTCCCAGCGTAGCAACGTCAAAATTTCCCCTCTCTGTGCCACTGCTTTCGAGCGGTGGGGACGACACGGAGAGGGATTTTTATGACTATGAGCAACCCAAAAACCTACGCTGAAAAACTGCGTGATCCACGCTGGCAGAAAAAGAGACTGGAAATTATGAGCCGAGACGCTTTCAAGTGTCGAGCCTGCGAATCTGATTCAAAGATCTTGAACGTGCATCATCGCGTTTATCACAAAGGGAAAAACCCTTGGGAGTATGAAGACGAAATGCTGGAGACACTCTGTGAGGATTGCCACGCGAAGATTGAGGGCTCTATTCGTGCCGTCGCTGAGTCTTGCGCTTTTGATCCGACCATACTGCGAATTATGTCGTTTCTTTGTGATGCTAAAAACACGGCAAAATGCCACACTTTATATGCCTGGATTGAATCTATTGCACGCTTTCAAAGAGATTATTCACAAGCTCATCTTTATGATATGCAATCATGCGCATTGCATTTGGTGGGAGCAATTACCGATTCCGCCTACAAACTAAGTCTTGAGGCTTTTCAGGAGGACGGTGGAGAATGAAACCTCCGGCTTTCCAATTCTACCCAGACGACTTTATCGGCGGGACGTGCGACCTTTCAGCGGAGGAAGTCGGAGCTTACATTCGACTCCTTTGCTACCAGTGGAGTCGTGGCAGTATCCCAGATGATTCAGCAAAACTTGCCCGCATTGCTGGTGCAAATGTAACGCATGACACGTTGCAAAAGTTTCCAGATGGCAAGAACGCTAGGCTTGAATTTGAGCGTGAAAAACAGGCTGAATATCGAGCTGAGAAGTCAAAGGCTGGCAAATCTGGCGCTGAAAAGCGATGGCACAGCCATAGCACAGCCATCGTTTCGCCATTAGCAAACACTATGGCAAACGATAGCTCTCCGTCTCCGTCTCCGTCTCCGTCTCCGATTTCTACTCCACCACCAAAGAAGCCTGCGGCGGCGGAGGGGTTTGAAGAATTCTGGCAAGCCTACCCTCGAAAGACATCGAAAGCGGACGCTCTCAAAGTCTGGAATCGAGACAAGCCGGACCTGCAAACCGTCCTCAATGCCCTGACATGGCAAAAGAAGCAGGAGTCATGGACCAAAGACGGAGGCCAATTCATTCCCCACCCATCAACCTACCTGAACGGCAAGCGATACGAGGATGAGAAACCAAAATTCAAGCCGCAAGGCCATGTTTTTGGATCATCACTCGGCCCAACCTCATTCCCAAAAGGGCACTCTTTTATCTCATGACCCTCCCACACTCCCACGAGGCGGAAAGCTCCCTGCTCTCCTGCTTTCTTCAAGACCCCGTCAACCGCATCGGTGAAGCGAGGAACACCCTGAACGTCTCCGCCTTCCACTCTGAAGCTCACAGGCGAATCTTCACAGCTCTCGTCTCGCTTTACGACGCCGGGACGCCTATTGATCCGCCGCTACTGACTCAGCACTTCCGAAACAAGGGCGAACTGGATGCCATCGGCGGGCCTGCTTACATCATGGAGCTTTTCGGCTACATTCCCGGCCCTGCCCATTACCTCGAATACAAGCGCATCGTCGCCGACAAATACCTCGCCCGCAGGAACATTGAAGCTCACACGCTGGCGCTCGAAGCATTCCAAGACGAGGCCATTCCGGTAGCCAATGCCATCGAAAAGGCACAGGCCGCTCTGGATGCCGTGGACAACGCTATCGTGCGCAAGCTCTCACGAATCACGATCAAGGATGCCATCTGCGAGACAATGGACGAGATCGAGGAACGAATGAAGCGAGGGGGCGCAATTCCAGGATTCACGACTGGCTTTCCATCCATTGATGATAAATGCGGAGGACTCCAAAAAGGCAGAGTGACCGTATTCGCTGGACTGCCATCGGACGGGAAAAGCGCCATCATGCAAAACTGCGCTCGAAACGCACTCAGGGCAGGGGCTCGCGTGGCATGGTATTCGCTGGAAATGCCCACCACGGAGCAGACAATGAGGCTTTTGTGCGAAGATAGCGGAGTTGAGAACGGAGCGCTTTACAACGGCCTTATGAGCCGCAGTCAGCAAGAAATGCTCTCACGATCCATTCGCCAACTCTCGGAGCTGGGATGCGATCTTGTGAACACCGACAACGCTACGGCGTCGGACATCCTAGCCGACATCGAACACGGAGGGTATGACGTGGCCGTTGTCGATTACCTGCAACTTATGGAGGACGAGGGCCGCAAAGGTGCCACGCGAGAGGAAATTATTGCTCGAATCTCCCGCCGCATGAAGAACGTGGCAAAGCGCACAGGAACTCACATTCTTACAGCCTCGCAGCTAAACGACTCTGGCAAGCTCCGCGAATCTCGCGCCATCGGACAGGATGCGGACGGCGTTTTCATTATCTCGAAAGTTGAAGTCGAAGGAGGAACCGACGACACGCAGCGCAAGCTATGGTGCGAAAAGAACCGTGGAGGGAAACGCCACTGGATTCTGCCACTGGCATTCTCAGGCCCGACGTTCACATTCAAGGAGATGCCGCCAGATGAATTGTCTTGACAGAATCTCCATAAAGTTTGGCTCAAAATAACCCGAATAAAATAAATGCAATTTTAATTTGCATCGCGTTTTAATTGTGGCAGTGTGGAGGTGTTCAGCAACACGAACACCACACCACTATGACCACCGAAACACTCATTCTTGTCGCCGTTTATGAAAACAGCGCGCTCCCCGTCAACCTCGTCACTGATTCCGAGGCCGATGCCGCTATGCGCGAGCATTTCAACGACCTCGACCCTGACACTGACCTTTGTCCTGAGTTTTACGCCATCTATGGCCGCGATTCCAAAGGTTTTTACACTCGCAAAATTCGCGAAATTCAGCCATGAAAACCACCTACTGCCTCCACGAATACCTCTTTTGGTCAACCCGCGACGAATCCCGCGCTGAGTTTTACTTCAAAGCCTCACTTTCATGAGCCACGGAAACACCGGCAAGCGCAACGCCGCCAAAGCGCCCGAAAAGGTAAAGAGCATCACGAAGCACATCCGATTTACCGCCGCTGAGATTGACGCGCAAGACAAGGCCAGAGGCTCCGTCTCGTGGTCAAAGTGGGCAAGGGCCGCGCTAATCCTAGCCGTCACAGATTTTGCCGACAGCGGCAGAAACCCAAGCAACGAACACCAATGAAAACACGAACACCCGCTAACCTCGTGCGACGCCATGACTTGTCATCCGCCGCGCTAACAGCTCAAAGCCTGCGTTCTCCGCGTCCGCAGTCAGAGCCCGCAGTCTTCATCTTGCCACCATCCGCCAAAGCGCGGGAAGCGGCAAAGCTGGAGGCAATTAAAACAACCGCCGAACTGCTCGCACGCATTCATGCGCTCGAATCGGAAAAGGCGGAGATGATCAATCGCGCCCACCGTGAGGATCGCGTTAAAGCCATCACCTGCCGAGTGGTGGATAATCGCACCTCGTGGAGAGCCAAGATGGGCTTCCGTGGAGCACATGCCACGAGCACGATCGTCACAACGCAGGCCATGCGCGTCGTGGATTACTTGCCAAACGTGGCAGAGTAAACCGGCCTCGAATCAGCCCGCCCTCACAAGGGGCGGGCTTTTTTGTGCCTATGGAAGAATAAGCTTGACACATTTTTCATAATCAAGGTAAAATCTTGCATTCACGGATAATCCGCTGACATTCGACAAACCCAAGATCAACCCAATGCTTCGCGACCCTTCCGAATATGTCGAAGCCTCATACGAGGTTGACCCCGCAGCGGCCTGCGACTCCATCGAAGATCACCTTCGAGAGTTGCTGGCGAGGCGAATGAAGACAGTGGACGCGAGGCTTGTAAAGCTCATAGCTGGAGTGGTGAACGACTTACTGACAGAGAACCGGCTCGCCGCTTTGGTGGACGTGAACCGGCTCACAGGAAAGGAGACGCTGGCGCGATTGGTAGGCGAGATTGTTGACGCTCCGCAGCCTCGACTAATGGCGTGCTGCGTTGATTTCGTGTTTGGCCTCGGCGTTCAGATCGCGAAGAACGAGACTGAGATCGCCAATGATCACAGCGTGACCAAGGCCACGGTTAGCCGCTACTGTGTCCACCTGAAACACGTCTATCTGGCAGGCATTCCAGCGCCAGGAATGAAGTCCGCTGAAGCCGTGGAAAGCTACCGGGCAGGCAGGACGGGCAAAAGCTCACGGCCCGCTAGAACTGAGTGGACCTTTCAAAACGTGATCAAAGACACATTTAACCGGGCATCCTGAACAATGGCAACCACTGACTATCAACCTTCTCAAGACGAGCTAGACCAGCTGCTACAGCTCGTCAGTGAAGCCAATGCAGTCGGCACAAGCGCGGCCTCAATGAGCGCAGAACGCCTGCGGAAGTGCGTCGAAGCTGGGCTCTGTCTGCTCAGATGGAAGACGACGATTCCACGAGGGCAATGGGAAACCTGGGTTGACAATCATATCCCTGCCCTCACTCGCGCCACTCGCTGCCGATGGATGCAACTCGCTCAATTATCACGCGAGGGGAAGCTCGACCTCGACTCAGCACGCGGCCTGCGTCATGCCTACCAACTCGCGCAACTCCTGCCCGAAGCTGACAGCACGGGCACAAAGGCGAGCATCAAGAGCAGCTACATAACGCACCTTGCACGGCTCGTTTCCAGCCTTGCAATCTTGGATGTGGACAAGATGTCAGAGAGCGAACGAACCACGCTCAAACAGCGACTAGCGCCCGTTGTGGAGGTGTTCACGAAGCTCTAGGCCCCGCCCCATAAGGAATCTTTTCGCAAATGTGAGATAATCGGTTTAAATGTCCCCATCCGTTTATTTGCATATCAGTCTCAAAAAGCCTTTACATGAAAAAGACCGCCCCCACATCGCCCCAGATTGAGCACGTGCCCATCGCGGCATTAATCCCCTTCGCTTGCAATTCTCGCACGCATTCTGACGCCCAGGTGGCGCAGATCGCGGCCTCAATTCGAGAGTTCGGCTTCACGAATCCCGTCTTGATTGACGCGGAGAACGGCATCATTGCCGGGCATGGCAGAGTGCTGGCAGCGCGGAAGCTGGAACTCGAAACCGTCCCGTGCCTGCGACTCTCTCACCTCACCGAAATGCAGCGCCGCGCCTATGTGATCGCCGACAACAAGCTCGCGCTAAATGCGGGCTGGGATGACGCAATGCTCGCCGCCGAACTCGCGGCACTGCGGGAAGGTGATTTCGACTTGAGCCTCGCCGGGTTTGACGGTGACGAGATCGAGCGGTTTCTGAATCCGCCCGCGCCCGAGGATGATCCCGAAACCAGCACGGAAGAAATCGACGCCGACGGCTTCGCGATGGAGTGCAAATGCCCACGGTGCGGCATGGAATTCGACCGACCAAAAGAATGAAACCTGACTGTGCATGGAATCTCTCAGACCTTGGTGCCGCCCCAAAAAACGGCGTCAAGGTCATGTCCACCTTTGCCTGCGGCGGCGGTAGCTCGATGGGCTACAAGCGCGCAGGTTGTAGCATCGTGGCGGCGAATGACATCGATCCCGAGATGGCATGGCACTACAAGCGCAACCTCAGCCCGCCGCTGTATTTCCTTTGTCCGATTCGCGACTTGATCACAGCAGACTTACCGCCCGAGCTTTTCAATCTCGACATCCTCGACGGCTCGCCGCCCTGCTCGACGTTCTCCATGGCTGGCAGTCGGGAGAAGTCATGGGGCAAGGACAAGCACTTTCGAGAGGGGCAGGCGAAGCAGGTGCTGTCTGATTTGTTCTTCGATTTCCTCGATCTCGCCGAAAGGCTCAAGCCGAAAGTGATCATCGCCGAGAACGTGAAAGGCATGATCCTCGGCAACGCGAAGGGCTACACAAAGCTCGTCATGGCGCGACTTCGCGAGATCGGATACCGCCCGCAGTTATTCCTCGTGAATGCGGCGGACTGCGGAGTCCCGCAGCGCCGAGAGCGTGTTTTCTTTTGCGCCATTCGTGACGACATCGAGGTTCCGCCGTTGAAGCTCGCTCCTAGCCATCGGTGGGTTTCGGCAGGTGAAGCAACAACGGATTTGCGGGAGCTTACGAGTGCGGAGTCGGCAGAGGAATCGCTAGACGCCGCGACTGATGTGAAATGGTGGCCGCTCACAAAACCCGGCGAGGATTACGGGGATGCCGTCACAAGGACTGGGGCAAAGGTCAAACTGTGGAATCACAAGAAACTGTCTGGTGATTTGCCAAGCAAGTCACTCACGGCAACGGACATGTTCAAACATTGGGCCGAGCGCAGAACTCTCACTTTCCGCGAATGGAAACGCCTCGGCTCATTCCCAGACGACTACCACGCCAAGACTGACAAGATCGGGAAATACATGATCGGAATGAGCGTGCCGCCAAAGATGACGGAGCAGGTGGCGCGGGCCGTGATTGATCAATGGTTGAACGCATGAACCCGCTCCTTTCCCCTGACCTGCTCGCGCAGAGCCGAAAGGCTCAGGTGGCGAACATCCTGAAAAAGCAGCAGGCAGGGCGAACGCTGACGGCGCGGGAGGAGCGGACGCTTTTGGAGGCGAGCACGGAAGTCCCGCCGACAGAGAACTTTGTCCGCACGTTTGACGAACTGTGTCGGCATCTTGGCTGCTCACGGCAGACAATCTACAACGTGATGAAGCGCCGCGCAGATTGCCCGCAACCTCGGGCCGATGGCAGGCACAACGTAGCAGACTGGCTGAAATTCTTCATCGACAACGCGATTGCCAAGACTGACCCAGAGGGCGCAGACGAAGACAAACCCGTGACCGTTGCCGACTGGAAAGCCCGTGAACTTCAGCTCAAATGCCAGAAGCTCGAAATCGAAACGATGAAGATTCTGGGGAAGCTAGTGGACGCAAACGCAGTAGAAGCTGGAATCTCAGTGATCATGGGCGCGGCCCGGCAGGCGCTCAATAACCTGCCCGGCTCGCTCGCGCAGAAGATGCTGCACCTCACTGACTTCCACGAGGCGGAAGAGATCGTGCAGGGCGCGGTTGATACCGTGCTCCGAACCTTGGAGCGATGCGAGTTCTTCGCGGAGGATGGCCCCACGGCGCCACCGGTTGAAGACGAGGAAGATGACGACGACTCCGACCTTGATGACGAGCCTTTGAGCATCACGAAACGAGCAACGAAACAGGCGAAGAAACGAGGGAGGTCGCGCAGGTGAAGACTGACATTGACCCTTCGCACCTCGCCAGCTTCGCGACGATTGCCCGCAAGGTGATCAAATCGACGATGCAGGTCCGGCCCGTGCAGCGAGTCTGGGAATGGATTGATAAGAACGTGGTGATCCCGCAGATCATCGGCTCGCTGAATCCAGGTCCGCTCGACACATCCCTCATGCCCTTTTGGCGTGGGATTTACGACATCTACTGGCAGAAAAAAACGCATCACATCACGCTTTGCTGCTCTGCCCGATGTGGCAAGACGCTCTTTTCCATCGCCGTTGTGCTTCACAAGATCGCCGTTTGGCCGGGGCCGATTCTCTGGGTGGACCCTACGCGCAAGACGGCCATGCAGTTCAGCCGGACAGAACTTCAGCCTCACATCATGGAGTGTGTGCCTTGCGCGGAGAAGGCTATCATTGATCGCACTCATTGGATCACGCTGCTCATGCACTTTGTAGGCATGGTGTTTCGTGTCGTTGGCGGTGGAAGCGCGGCGGAGCTTGCCGGGTTTCAAGCTGAGTTGATCGTGCTCAACGAGTCCGACAAAGTGAAGCACACGACGGACGGCGAAGCGAACACTCAAGACCTTGCCATTGCCCGCTCGAAACAGTTTCGCTTCACGCGTAAGATCGTGGAGAACAGCACGCCGACGACAGAATGGGCGCGGACGTGGACGAGGTTTAAAGCAGGCTCCCAGACGCACGTTTATTTGCCGTGCCCGCACTGTAAAGCCATGCAGCGCATGACCTTTTTCAGTGAGGAAAAGGAGGTTCCATTCGGTCCCGATGGCAAGCCACTGGCAGAGGGCGAGAAGCATGTGGAAAAAACCGGGCGATTCAAATTCGAGTCGTGCAAGACACCCGGCGGCAGCTATGACCTCGAAGCCGTGGAGCGCGGCACCGTTTACGAATGCGGCTCCTGCCTTGCCGAGATCGAGCAAAGCCATCAATCGTGGATGCTTCGCCGTTACGAACTGCGCAGCCATAACCCGAAGGCCGCAGTTGATCACGCCAGTTTCCATGTGTGGGCGGCTCTCTCGCCGTTTGAAGGCTGGGGGATCATCGCGAAAGAGTTTCTCCTAGCCCGTGGGAACGTCTCGCGGATGCACAACTTCTACAACTCGACCTTGGGCTTGCCGTTCATCCGCAAGGCCACGGATGTGAAGCAAACCGATCTTGATTCAGCGATTGCCCGCTCGCCTGAATACCTGCTCAAGGAAATCCCGCGCAAGCCGGAGATTCTGACCATGTGCGTTGACGTTCAAGGTGCGTGCTTTTGGTGGAGTATTCGAGCCTGGGGGCTTGCCTTTGATCAGCCGGAGTGCCCCGTGTGGTCCTCCCTTGTGGACTACGGCAGCGCCGTTTCGTGGGATCAGATAGAAGAACTGGCAGGTATCAAACCAGACAGCCACGGAGAACAGAACGGTTACTTTTTTGCCGGCGAGAAATACAGCGTTTATGCTGGCCTCATTGACTCCGGCTTTGAATCTCAGATCAACAAAAAGGTCTATGAGTTCACGCGGAAGAATGCCGATGTCTTCAGCCCGTCGAAAGGTGGCGGATGGGCTCAACTTCGCGGAAATGATGTCCGAATGTCGCCGGTGGATGATGATCAGCAGGATCTAGTCTGGTATTACGATGAAGGCGCGAAACAACAATTCTATTACGGGTGCATCAAGGAGCATAAAACGCTCTGGTGGCTACCTCGTAACGTCGGCAACGATTACCGGGATCAGATGTGTAATGAGCACACAGAGGAAAAGATGATGCCCGATGGGACGACGAAACTTGTATGGGTTTGCACTGGCGATAACCATCTCGCCGATACTGAAAAGATGCACCAAGTAATGAGCGGGATCATCGAAACGAAGTTCTTGGAGACGATTCGCGAGGAGTGGCTTTCTAAGAATGCGCCAGCCGTTGAAGAGTAAATCCTCATCTCAATCCAAACCCCTCCCTCCTCCCCAGCAAATGGGAAGTGATGAGGGGAACCCTGCCAGCTTTGTTTATCCTCGCGCCAGCACAGCACTTGCCGCTCCCTGCGAGTAATCCACGATTGGCGCGGTGGATGGCACTGGAGTTCTCACGTCCTGCATTTGCGCGCTGCTGGCGTCTCCGCTTCGCTGCCCTGTTTGATGGACGGTGGGCAAGTAACCAACAAAAAAGCCGACCTCTGGCAGATGATCGGCTTTGTTGCGGTGTTCCCGTGAGGAAGTCGCTTTAGAAGGGCGATGGTTCCTGCCAGAGAACAACCTATTTGTAATTTGACACTGGCGGCAGTTTAGGCTAACTGCAAGCAGAAATTTACTTTCGTCTTTCAGTTAGCGGGAAAACCTAATCTCTCACATGTGAGATTTTGCAACCTTTGACAGGTTCCGCCTCGTAAATGACCGCCGACGACTTTGTAAACATCCTTGTCACAGAAATGGAGGCCGATGCTTCCACGGCTCTGTGCGATAAACTGATGAAAGACGCGAGGGCTTCCATTCTCAGCGGCAAGGGCACGATCGGGCACCTCACAAGCTCGTCTTTGAACGGCAAGAGCTTCCAGCGGAACGTGCAATTTTCAGCTTTGGAGGTTATGAATTGCTGCCGCCGCGCCTTGACCATGTATGCCAGCACAGACGGCGATGATGACGGCACTGTGAGTGCAACCCGCCCTGATTTCCGAGGATTCCAGCCATGAGTGATATTACCGCAGGCATGGGCGCAGCCGCATACGACGCCACCACCGATTCGCCAACACGGCGCAGCTTCATAGCGTTCCCGACGAACAGCCGCAGGGAGCTAACGCCGTGGACTCGGCGCGAAGTGATCAAAAAGCACCGCGCACTCGAAGCTAACTGCGCATTCTTAACCCGCATCAAAAGCAAATTCGCCCGGCAGGCCATCGGCACCGGCATCCATTTTCGATTCGAGACGGAAGATCAGGCGTTTAACGACGCAGCCCGCCGCGATGTCGAAACGTGGTGGAACAACAAAGACGCCTACAGCATCGACGGCAGTGTTGACGGCTGGGAATCGAAGCGCCTCGCCGCCGAAACGATCATCTTGGACGGCGAATACAACGCCGTCATGGTCAAAGGAGAGTCGGGATGGCCGATGATTCAGCCGCTCGACGTGTTCGAGATCGAAACGCCGCCGCTGAAACAAGGCGAATCGACTGCGATGTGGGATGATGGCGTGAAAGTGAACGAATTTGAGCGCCCGCTGGCCTACTCCGTCCGATCCCTGCCCAAAACGGGTAACGAAGCGTTTCGTTTGATCGCGAAACAGGACGTTATCCACCTTTTCAAACGCCGGCGCGCCCGCGGGCATCGTGGAATGCCTTGGGGTTACTCTGGCTTGAATCAGGGCATCGACGCTCTTGACCTCAACGCACTCGTCACAGGCACCGCGAAGCTACACAGCGCCCTTGCCGTCGCTGTGAAAGGCACTGGCAAGCGTGGGAAGAAGGGCGCGTTTAACAAGATCGAGACCGGCAATGCCACCGATCCAACGAACACACAGCCTCTCGAAAAGGTATTCGGTTCAATGGTGAACTACCTCGGCGAGCATGGAGAATTGCAGCTTTTGACGAGCAATCATCCCGGCCAAAACGTGCTGGAGTTTATTAAGCTCCTTTTCCAGCAAATGTGCCTTGGCTACGACCTGCCTTTTTCCGTGATGTGGTCAATGACTGAAGGCGGAGGAACTTCCGTTCGTTACGACGCCGAAGATGCGCAGTCGGCATTTGATCAGCTTGGCGACCTCGTGACGTGGCAATTTGTCCGCCGTGAGATCATCTGGAAGGTGGCGACATCCATCAAATCAGGCCGAATTGCTCAACCAAAAGACCCGTTTTGGTTTGATAAAATCCTTTTCCGTGGTCCTCGCAAGATTACCGTGGACGTGGGGCGCATGGCAAACGCATTCAAGACGCTCACGCGCAACTGCGGCATGTCCATTCCTCGCTTTCTCGAAGAGCAGGGCCTCGACGCCGATGCCGAGATGTCAGATCAAATCCGATTCCTCGCCCGCACCAAAGCCAAGTGCGAAGCCGAAGGCGTTGACTTCAATATGCTCTATGAGCCCACGCCCGGCGTGATCAATCAACTCAATATGCAGCCCCAGGAATGAAAACCTACCCTCACCTCTTCTCGAAACTCTTTTGCTCGGCGCTGATGCTCCGTCCAATTGAGCGAAACGCCTTCGAGCAGCACCTACTTCAGCACATGGGACTGACTGGCGCTCCCGGCCCGATGATTATCGGTGGTCAAGCCATCGGCCACCCTGAACCAAAGGCGATGGATGAGCGCGAGGCCACCTATCGGCGCGGGCGCGTGTTCGAGAAGTTCGGAGACGTGGCAGTGATTCACATCGACGGCGTGATTGATAAGCGCGTTTCGATGTTTGACCTCGACTGCTACGGCGGCGTTGACCTTGCCGACGTTGATGCCGCTCTTTCTCGCGTGGCAGGTGACGCCAGCATCTCCAAAGTTGTGCTCGACATCAATTCACCCGGCGGTTCTGTCGTTGGCGTTCACGAAACATTCACCCGTATCCAAGAGCTTGCCAAGACGAAGGAAGTTCACGCCTACGTCAACTGTCTGTGTTGCTCTGCGGGCTATTACATCGCCTCCGCCGCTGACGTGATCGCCGCCGCTCCATCCGCCATCGTGGGCAGCATTGGCGTTTACATCGCGATGCTGGACGCTTCCAAGTGGGCAGAGATCGAAGGACTCTCCATGCAAATGATCAAGGCTGGCAAGTGGAAGGACACAGGCTCTCCGTGGCGTCCGCTCACTGACGAAGAAAAAGCCAAGCTCCAAGCCTCCGTTGATTCGATGCACGCTCAATTCCGCGCCGCCGTCCGCACCAACCGCGACGTTGAGGATGACGCGATGGAAGGCCAATGGATGCCAGCCGAGGAAGCCGAAAAGCTCGGACTCGTTGACAGCCTAACCATTGAGACCCTCGACGAATACGTTTCGCGCCTGCTCTAATTTTGACACCATCGAAACAAATTAATCCTATGTTCACGTCCACTAAAATTGCAGACCTTCAGACCAAAGTCGGGAATCTTGAGTCCCAGCTTGCCGAGTCTGCCGACGCTCTCGCCTCTCTCCGCGCTGATTTTGAGGCAACCTCTGCCAATCTCGCCACCGCTGAAGCTCAGGTAACGGCACACGCTACCACGATTGCCAGCCTCGAATCTGCATCCGCGCAAGCTTCCGCTGACTTTGAAGCTGCGGTGAATACTGAAGTTACCGCCCGCCTCGCTGGAGCTGGTGCAGATCCCGTTGCCCGTGATCCTCAAGCCCGCACCGGCGAGCCAAAGGAACTTACCCGCGCCGAGTTCCGCAAACTCAAGGCTGGCGAAAAGCGCGAGTTCTGCGCTGCTGGCGGAAAAGTCACCGACTAACCAATCACTCCCAACACTCTCACCTAGAAAACCAATATGGCTAATACCCTCTCAAATCTCATTCCTGACGTTTATGCCGCGCTTGACGTGGTTTCTCGCGAACTCGTCGGCTGCATTCCCGGCGTCTCCCGCGACCCGAAGGCAGACCGACTTGCCACGAATCAAACCCTGCGCGTTCCGCAGACTCCGGTCAATACAACCGCGACCTTCACGCCTGCAATGGCTGTGCCTTCCGCGATTGATCAGAGCATTGCCAACGCCACCGTCACGCTCAGCAAAAACAAGTATGCCGGGTTCTCTTGGACTGGCGAAGAAGTCGGCAGCATGGACGCAGGTCCTGGCTTCCTGACCATCAAGCAAGGCCAGATCGCTCAGGCTTTCCGCGTTCTCGTCAATGAGATGGAGAACGACCTTTGCGACGCCATCGCCGCTGGTGCCTCCCGTGCTTATGGCACCGCTGGCACGACTCCTTTCGCCACTACCCTTGGCGATTCCGCTCAGGCCCGCAAGATTCTGGACGACAACGGAGCTCCTGCGTCTGGCCGCTCGCTCGTGATCAATACCGCTGCTGGCGCTGCCCTCCGCACTCTCGGCCAACTCACGAAAGCCAACGAAGCCGGAAACAGCATGACTCTGCGTGATGGCGAACTGCTCAACCTGCACGGATTCAGCGTTCGTGAGTCCGCACAGATCAACACTGCCACCGCTGGCACTGGCGCGAGCTACCTCATTAACGAGGCTGGCGGTTATGCCGTGGGCTCTACCGCCCTGACGCTCGACACCGGCACCGGAACCATTCTGGCTGGCGACATCATCACCATCGGCAATCACAAATATGTCGTGGCCTCCGCTCTCGCCGCCAACGTCGTGACCATCGCCGCTCCCGGCCTTGTCGCTGCCGTGGCAAACAATGACGCCGTGACGGTGAACGCAACCAGTTCCCGCAACCTCGCCTTCACCAGCGACTCCACGGTTCTCTGCACTCGCCTGCCAATGTTCCCGACTGAAGGCGACCTCGCCATCGACAACGAAGTGATCACCGATCCTCGCACTGGTATCAGCTTCGACCTTCGTGTTTATCCCGGCGACGGCATGGTGCTCTATCGCATTCATGCTCTCTGGGGCTTCAGTGTCCTCAAGAAAGCTCACGCTGCGATTCTTCTCGGCTAATTCATTTCTGGATGTGGTGTCCAGTTTGTTGCATGGGAGAGCGGCCTCGAAAGGGGCCGCTCTTTTTTGTGGCGTGACACTTCGCGCAAAGCATGAGTGACTTTTCAGACTTTGCGGATTTCGGCATGAACGAGGCCGAGGATGTATTCGGGCTGACGACGTGGACGATGGACGGGAAAAGCTACTCCGGCGTCTTGAACGAATACGAAGGCGAGCAGGAGATTGAGATAGACGGCTTACTTGCCAGCTACAATGCCACGTTGGTCTGCTCCAAGGCTCAATTCAGGATGCTCGCCAAACCGCTTCAGAGCACCTTCCGAAACAAGACAATCATCATCGACGCTGTGAGCTACAAGATCGCCCGCGTTTCCGTGGATAGCAGCTCAGTAACCCTTGGACTGAAGATCGCACGATGATCATGGGAAAGATCAGGACGGAGCGTTTGCAGCGCATCATCCGCGAGTTTCCGCGTGAGACTGAGGTGGAGATGGATGCCTTCCTGACCAATAACGTCCGCGTTCTGATTTCCTCGTCTGGCAAAGTTCCCGGCCTCGTGCAAGTCACGCCACCATTCCACAAAGGAGTTGAAGGAAAAGCCGCTCAAACGCACGGGCAGGCCAAGGTTAAAGGCGACATCAAACGAGTTTTTGCATCGGCAAGCTACGCATTCAAGATGATCGCGGCCAAGTCGCCAATCATGGCGGAGGTTTTCTGGCGTCACCTGAAACGTCGCGAGTTCGTCAAAGCTCAAGCCGTGCTCAGCAAATACAGTTCAAACGTGAGGCTCAGAGGTGCCTCCGTGGTATCAGCGCCAGACGTGACATTGCACGAAAAAGCGCGAGGAAAAAATACGGGCGCAGTTCCCAAAAACCGCCACGTCGCGCAGGTCATCGCCAACGAGGGAAAGCTCAATTCCTATATTCGGAAAAAGCAAAGCCGAGTCGGCTATCTGGCATCAAGCATTCCGGTAGCCGCTGGCGGTCAATTCGGAAACCTGCGAGGAATCCCGGCTTGGGTAATGAAGCAAAAGTCACGTCTCGGCTATGTGAAGCGGCGGAGAAGTGGGCAGAAAAAGAGCGTTACTTTGGGTATCAACTCCGGCGCGTATGGTGTTCAACGGCGCTTTGATACAGTGCTTGGCTACCGATTAGCTGCGATGGAGCGTGAGCTTCCCGTGATCGCGTCTAAACTCGAAAAGAAACTTCGCGCCCGCCTTTCCTAACTGACAAGACCTCCGAAATATGACGAACACCGAAACACTCATCCCGCAGCTTTTGGCTGACTATGCCACCACCCGGCGAACAGACTTATCATTGCCCGATTCAACGGCGCTGCCTTTCGTTGTTGCGCCTTACATCGGCGAGCAGTTATTCCCGCGAATCGTGTTCGTGACGACCTCCGTCGAATCGAAGCACCCGAAACGCATGAGCCTGACGATTTCCGTGGAGCTTCAGACCGCTGGTGAAGATCAGGCCACGACGGAAGAGAATACTTGGACGGCAGGAATCCGCTATATCCTCGCCGATGCGGCAGCTTTTGAGGCTTGGCTACAGGCTCAGACTACAGCCGTCCGCACTGGTTTTTGGATCACGAAATACCGCATCGCACCCGAAGTCGCCAGCATGGGCATCGAAGGTGACCGGCGCGGACGAAAGACGGAAGTGATCGTGAATGTTCGAGCCGATGAACTCGCACCCGAAGCACTCGCCTAAATTTGACACACCTCCCGAAACGATATGAAGCGATTCCTCCTCTCCCTCTTTCTCGCCGTCTCCGCGCTCTCCCAAGCTGCCGACATCTCAATCACCGCCGCCAACGTGGTGCCAAGTTCGAGCGCCGTTATTCGTTACGCAACGGCAGGCGCAACCGTGACCGCCGGGCAGCTTGTTTATCTCGACACTGCCGACACTGACGCGCAGGGCATCGGCAAGGCCAAGCTCTCCGACGCCAATGGCGCTGCCGCCCTCCGAGTCGTGGATGGCATCGCGGTCAACTCGGCATCTGCCGGGCAGGTAATCGCCTATGTCGTTTATGATCCTGCGCTCGTCATCGCTGCCTCTGGATTGACGGCAAACCAGATCCTCCTTTCGTCCGCTACCGCAGGCGGCATTGCTCCAAGTGCTGACCTCACTACCGGCTGGTATTTGACCGTTGTCGGCGTCGTGAAGTCTGGAACGACCATCTTTTTCAGAGCACCCGGCCACGTCTCCGGCGCGGCTTCCTAATCACCCTTTCAACCTCTGACTTTCTACCACTATGGCAGCACCCGCAGCAGTTCATATCCACGGATCAGCCGACTCACTGAACGATCTTCAGGACGAGGAAAATCTCGACGTGGAGGAGTTCAAAGCGAAGACCTCGCGTGAGACTCGCGACCGCAAAAACCGTCACGGCAACATTCGCCGCCGCGAGTATTTCAATCCGATGGTTTCCATCAGCCTTACCGCGTTCATCATCACTCAGGCAGGATTGGCCGATCAGCATCCCGGCACTCGCGTCACTGCTTTGGTCAACTTCGCGGCCTCCCGCCGTGGAATGGACCCCGCAGTCGGCACGATGATGCTGGACGACACCGAGGAAACCCTGAGCCTTGAAGAAGACCTCAAGACGAGCATGAACATCACGCACGCTCCGTTCGTCATCACCGCGTAACCGCTTCTCCAGCCCCAGCATGAAGATCAACAGAGCCGCTCCGGCTTATACGCGAACCACAAACGTAGAACTCGGTGCGGCTCTTTCCGTTTTGGGCATTGAGATCAAATTGGATCACTCCGTTGATAAGCTCTCAGGGCAGGCGTGGAAGACGCTGCTCATCGGCCTTGATTCCGTGCCTTTCGAGGCCATTGGAGCAACGAACGCGGACGGCGAAGCGCCGATGCCGTCACACAATACGCAGCTAGTTTTGGGACTGCTCAAAAAAGGAATGCTCCAAGAAAAAGACCCGACGCACCCGGCCTTGGATGTCCTGCGAGCCTGCAAAGCTGCCGACGCTCTACGGCTTTGGTGCAAAGGCACGGAGCACGTTTTAACCAAGGTCAAAGGCGTTGAACGATGGGCTTTAGTGCCAGGCCAGATTCCGCCGTCGCTCAAGTCTGGCACCGCCCTTTTCGGCACGCGGGATTTGAAGCTCGCCGCCTGCCTTTGCGTTCTCGGCTTTCCCATCGCGAGGCTTGAAGGCAACGCGCCCGACACGCTATTTTGTTTCCAAGGCCAAAGCCTCACAATGCCGCCTGCAGTCGCCTCCGATCTTGCGCAGGCAGTCCGCACGCAGCGGCTACAGTCAGAGTCTCCAGAGCACCCGTTACTATGGATGATGCAAGGTCTTCTCAATCGTGATGCCATCGGAGAGATGATGCGCTCACGGGCACCTCTTGTGCTCATCCGCGCCCCCGGCACCGGCAGAGCTTCCCTTGTCAGCGCCAACGCCAAAGGACGAACAATGGACCGCGTAAAACGACACCTTAGAATCCCATGACACCCAAAGAACACGAAGAAGACTTTACCCTTCCAGAGTCGGAATCATCCGCCATCGCCGAGCCCATCATGGTTATTGATGGCGTGACCAACGACGAAAGCGCCAAGCCGGAGGAAGTGCAGAACGCATTCGGAGCCGCCCCTTTTTTCTGGAAGGAAAAGGAGCTTGCCCCTTTCGCTATCGACCGAGAAGGTGACTGGCTACGTCATCGCGAGATGCTCGAAGATGCGCCCTTGGACGAGGTAATCAGAAAGCCGTTTGCAATGGTTCCCGACGCTCTCCGCCTGCTTTGGTTTCTCAGTCACGAGCCGAATGATTGGCTTGGCATTCCCGGCATGAAGGAAGTGGAGACGGAAGACGGCGGCACTCGCTGGATTCGTCTTACCGGCAAAGATCGCGCCATTGAACTCGAAACCCGAATCCGCGCATGGGCGAATGAAAACGTGACGCACTCGGAGGCAACAATGGCCGTGGGCATGTTTTACGACATCTACAACCGCGCCCAAATGACTAGAGCCATCGCCAAACCCAGCGAACGCCACGACGCGCAGAAATCAAAAAACTAGCCCGCCCGGCGACGAGTGCAGCTTACATCTCACTCGTCAGCCGGGCATGCCCCGCACTTAATGAACACTTCATCCGCTACCATCTGCCGCAAGAGCGCGGCTGGAGCTACATCCACCAATTACTGCTCGAAGGAGGCGCGGAGATGCGCTGGCCTAAAAGTGAAGACAACGCCGAGGGCCGATGGTGGAAGCGCGTCCTCAAGTCGTTTGGCCTTTGACAGTCTAACCTGATCACATGAGCGCAGAAGTCACACTAGGATGGAACAACGCACGGCTTGCTGCTGGTGCAAGGCAGGCCAGCGCAATCGTGGACAGCGCCACTTCACGGATGCGCTCTGCTTTAGGTGGCCTCGCTGCCGCTGGTGGATCATTCCTTGCCGTTCGTGAGATCGTTGACGCAACGGTTAAGTATGATTCCCTGCGTCTCGGCATGGTAAGCCTGACCGGCAGCGTTGAAGCCGCTACTGACCGAATGGCAGAGCTTCGCACGCTCGCAAAAGATCCAGGCTTAGGATTCGCTCAAGTCGTGGAAACGGACATCCGACTTCGCTCCGCTGGCATCTCCGCCAGCGTGTCAGAGCGTGCCATTCGTGAGTTTGGAAACGCGCTTGCAGTCGTCGGCAAGGGAAAGGAAGAACTCGACGGCGTAGCTCTCGCGCTATCGCAGATTGCCAGCAAGGGCAAAGTGAGCGCGGAGGAAATCAACCAGATCGCTGAACGTGTGCCGCAGATTCGCGCGGTGATGAAGGACGTATTCGGCACTGCCGACACCGAAGAAATCCAAAAGATGGGCATTCCAGTGGAATCGTTTATTACCCTTATCGTGGACGGATTCAGCCGCACGATTCCTCGCGCCATCATTGGATTGCAGGGCAAATGGGACAATTTCACGGATGCACTCACCGGCAGGCTGGCGGACTTTGGGAAGGGTGTTCTCGAAGAGATGATCAAACCGATTGAGTCGGCAACTGAAGCCCTAGAAAAAAGCGAGGGCGCAGTTGTAAACTTTGGTGACCGTTCCGCTGGATTCGCTGCCGATTGGCTTTCTCAATGGGGAACCATTGGCGGTGCAGCCGATGGCTTTGCGGTTTCACTAGCCAATCTTTTTGCCTCTGATTACTGGCAGCAGGGCGAACGTCTCCGCGCTAAACTGGCAGAGATTGAGCCAGCATTGCAGCGCCAAAAGAAGGCGATGGATGAAGCTACGGCGTCCGTTCAAAAAGCCGCCGACCAAGAAAAAGAATACGCCAAAGAGAAGCAAAGCCTCAACGCATACCTTGATGTTTACATTGCTAAACAGTCACGCGCCAACGCCGAGACGGAAGCGGCAGCATCGGCAGCGAAAAAGCAGGCCGACGCACTCGACAAGCTCAAGGCGTCTCTCGCCAGCGCCAGCGAAAAGACTTCTATGAGCTTTGCCTCGCCAAAGGTGCAGCAACAGACCGAAGTGAAGAAGCTCGACAAAATCGAAGCTCAAATCAACATGGCTGAGTTTGCAGGCGATGAACAAAAGGCTGTGCAACTCAAGATTGAAAAAGAGGCCGTCTTGCAGCGCATCGGCCAACTCGAAGAACAGATCAAAGCCTCAACCGAAGCACAGGACAAAGCCAATCAAGACTTGGTTCGCACCGAGACAGAGCGGATGCTGGCTAAGGCCGAGCAGGTAGCAGCGCAGGAGCAAGCCATGCAGCTATTCGCACTTGAGCTAGCCATTGCCGAAGCCGCTAGCCGTGGGCAGGACGCGAAGGTTGCGAAGCTCGAACGTGAGCGAGACATCATTGAGCAAACAACGCGGCTGATGAATGAACTCGGCATTGGCTACGATGAAGCCGCGAAGATGGCAGAGCGCCTTGTGAACGCCGAGACAAAGGCCGAAGCTCGAAAGAACGGCGGAGACGGTGAACGCTCAAAGATTCGCGGATACTCACAAGACCAAGGCGATGCCGCCGCCGCACGAACACGAGCAGGAACACGAGTTGACGAAGCGCGGGCAAACGCCACTGCCGCCACCACTCGCGGATTCTCTTCCTTTGCCGAGATCGACGCAGCGCAAAAGACCAAGTTTGGCAATGCTTTTGGAAACGCGCCAGCCGAGCAAGCCGCAGTCAAAACAGAGTCGCCACTGACTCAGGTAATGGACCGCCTCGACAAGTGGGCGAACTCCACAAGTGAAACCATCGAAAAAGCCTTCCAGTAATGCCAGCACCCGCACAATGCCTTTCATACGGCGCACTTGAGGAACAAATCGGAGGATTGCGTTGGAGACTCCGCGCCCGCGATTTCGATTCGTGCATCTACTCCGTCGATTCAGCGGATGAAGATTTCGTTGTCCCCGGCTCGTCACTGCCGGGCTACCCTCACATGAAGGCGACTGACGTTCAGCCTGAACAGGTGGGCGACGTTTGGGTTTTCAGCGGCACCGAATACAAGGGATTCAAATCGCCGACTGAGATGTGGCGGAAATTCGCGCAGACGAAAGCCTCGCCCTCAGAGGGCTTTGATAACATCGCGCTCACCATCGGCACACGCACTCCGAATGATGCCATCTTCGCTCGTGGCGCGACGGCTCCTACGGCAGATATGGTTTCACCGGAGTTCCCGAATATGTTCATTATGGACAAGTCGGAAGAAGATACGGACGTTGACGGTTACAAGATTCTCAACCTTCAGCTTCGCGGACTCATCGGCGACAAGCCCTATACCCGCCGCGTTTCGTGTGCTGCTCAAACAATCACGCCAGAGGGCAACTGGACGATCTACTCGTCCTACAATGAAGAAGGCGAAGTCGTCACCGGACTCTCTGCCCACGGCTCCGTTCCCGTTGAGATATCGCTTGCCAAGCTCGTCGTCACAGATTCATTCGTGACGTTGACGGAGCCTCCATTCGGCGGCATTCCCGGCAACCTCACGCCCGACGATGCGCCCACCTTCACTGAACTTGATTTCTGGACCTATGGCAGCGTGCGCTACCATTGGCCTTTCGGCTGGCGTCGTGCTTCCATCACTGCCGAGAAACTGCCCGGCGTGTCCGTTTGGTTCTGGTCCGTTGTTTATGAGTTCCAGCAAAAAGTGCTCCCCGATTGATCTATGAAAACTAGCAAACCCAAAGCCGCACCAAAGGACGAATCTCCCGAACTGCCACCCATTAGCGAGATGATGCAGAAGCTCTTGAAAGGCTTCCAAGCACAGCCCGGCCATTGGTTCTACCACATTGACCAGTTCGCCGCCGATGTCGAAGCGCAGCTTGTGAGCCGTGGCCTCGTCATCCGTGACGAGATCGAAAGCAAAGGCCGGACGCTCGTCCGCTACTGTGGAAAACCCGACGCGAACACGCCCCCAGCCGTTGAATTGTGAGACTGACCAATCATGGCAATCCCTCGCTATCGACTCCGCAGAACACGCGGCTTCGCAACCGTCCGAGATTTAAAGGACTGGCTGACTTGGCTCGCGCCCAAGATGGAAGCGATGGGAAAGATCGACGTTCGAGGCGCGAAGTCGTCAACCGTGCAGGCGGACGGCACGACTCACTATAGACTCGAAGCGGCTTCGCACGTTGGACCGCCCGGCCCTGACGGCTCGCCAGTCCCAGGCCCAGATGGCCCGCCCGGCCCGACAGGTGGCCCCGGTATCCCTGGCATGTTCTCACCTCCCGGCCCAGAAGGACCAGCGGGACCGCCCGGCCCCGCAGGACCGCCAGGATTGCCCGGCGTTCCCGGCGAACCTGGGGACGAATCAAAGACGGCCATCGTTGAGAACGATCTTGGAATCTACGGATTCGCTGCCGTGGAATGTGGCGAGGCGCTCTTTCGGGATCATCTCATTTTCACGCACCAAGGATCTATGATGCGCGTGGCGATGGACGAACGCTGGCTTGTCACGGTATCGGATGTGAAGATTGAAAGCGTGGTGACGAGTGAGCCCGCGAAGGTTTCCGTCACGTTGGAATCGTCATTGATCCTCATCGAAGTTTCCAGCCCCGTAACCGTCACCGTTACACTCTGCGGCATCCGTCGCGGATTCGAGTCCGCCGCATGGCCGCGATTTACAGCCGATCAAATGCGCGCTAACAATGCGTTTTACGCGGCAGCACATCGCCCATGAAAGCAGACCAACAACGGCAATACAAATTCCCAAAACCGGGACTCCTTCACGCCGAAGCTCTGGCGCGCATGATTCAATGGGTGGGCGGAGTGCTCGGCTACGATACGACCTACTACAACGCGAAGCAGGACGATACGATTTATGACGGCAGCAAGCTCGTTGATTTCCGCAACCTTGGAGCGCCCGGCCCTCCCGGCACAGATCAACCCGGCCCGCCCGGCCCTCCCGGCGACTTAGGTCCGTATGGCCCCGACGGCCCCGACAATCTCATCCCCGGCCCTCCCGGCCCCACGGGGCCAACAGGAGGCCCAGGCCCGCCCGGCCCCGGCGGAGCACCCGGCGAGCCCGGCGATAAATTCGCCATCGTTGAAGCTGGCGGCATGTTCGTCGGCATGGCCGCGCTCGAAGCGCCGCGCCCTTATTTCATCGAACGTCTCACCTTCAAAGCCAATGAGAGTGCCGTCACTATCCCGGCCCTTTTTCTCGGCACGATTGAGCTTTCATCCCTGCGCGTCATGGCTTGCAACGTGCCCGCCGTGGGCGTGAGAATTGACGGCATTTCCGTCGCCATCTCCAGCAAGCATTCGGGAGGCATCGTGACCGTGATTGGCATCCGCCGTGGATTCAACGGGTGGCATTTCAAGGACTACACCATTGACCAAAAGCGGAACAATGATCAGTTCTACAACTCCGCGCACGCATGAAGACGGCCTATAAACTCAAACGCAAAGGCGGATTCGCCTACGTTTCGGACGCCCGCGAGTCGATGGCTTGGATCATCAAGAACATGCCGAACGGCGCATCATTCGAGCCGATGAAGTCCGAAAGCGTAGAGTTCGTGAGGGTGGACTTGCCCGCAGGCACTACCGGCCCGGCTGGCGATAACGCGGTTGATCCCGGCCCGCCCGGCGACCCCGGCCCCGCAGGCCCGCCCGGCCCGCCCGGCCCCCTTGGCGCATCTGTTCCCGGCGATCCCGGCCCTCCCGGCCCCTTAGTTCCCGGCCCTGCGGGTGTGCCCGGCGAACCGGGCGCAAAGCTCGCCATCGTGGAAAGCGGGAGCGAAGTCGTGGGCTTGCATGTCGTTGAGCAACCTGAAATGCGCTTCATGGACTGCCTTGATTGGCGGATTCGCAAAGGCGAGCGATTCGCGTTCGTTCGCATTCCTGAGAGGTTCATGGCGGCAGTGAGGCCATCTATCATCGTGACCGGCCTGACTTGCGAAACGGCGGGAGAACTCGGCGCATCGGTCTTCAGTGACTTCATCCAGATCGAGGCCAATCGGTCATGGTTCAGCCGGAAGGAAAAGCGAGGAACAGTGACCATTTCCGCACTTGCCAAGCATTGCCATCGCGGCAGATTCCCGCAGTTCACGGAAGATCAAAAGCTCCGCAATGACGAGTTTTGGGGCCGTGCTCTAACACCCAAGCTCACCACATTATGACGCGTAATCAATGGTATCACTCGCCCGGCGTATTAACGCCGAAGGAATGCGTAATGCTTTTGAAGTATTGCAACAAACGGTATCCGTCACAACCCGCAGTTGTCGGGCACGGTGGACAGACTCGGACTGACAATCAACTCAGGCGTTCGACGGTGCGATGGCTTGACTTTGCCGATCTTGACCTGCTCTGGTTTTTCCGCCGCATCGAACGCGAGACGCTGAAGGCAAACGCCACCTTTGGACTCGACATCCAGCACGCGAGCACGGAGTGGCAGTTGACCGAATACGACAGCGCAGATCGTGGGCTTTACGACTGGCATCAAGATTCGTCAGAGCTTTGTAAAGACCCGTTCGAGCGGAAGCTAACCCTCGTCATGCAGCTCACGCCACCCGACAAATACGAAGGCGGTCAATTCGAGATCAAAGGCGATCAGCTACCAGCGAACTACTTTCGTAACGCAGGCGACCTGCTCTTTTTCCGGTCAAACCTCTGGCACCGCGCCACCGAAGTCAACCAAGGGAAGCGGCACTCCCTCGTTTCATGGGTCAAAGGGCCGCGCCGTTGACAAACTAACCAGACAAATATGGACATCATCTTTGACCTCGCCACGAATGAGCTAACGACCGACGCGGAAGAGCTAGGGCTGAAGTGGCGGAGTCGTGAGCCTGCCCGTTTGAAGTTCGAGCGCGCCGGAGTCGCTGAATTGCTCCCGACTGGCTACGGCCTCGCTCTCTACATCGTGAAGGATGGCGAACTATTGGCAGAGGTGACTAGCTGGGAAACGCCCGGCAGCACCGCAGGCTATTACGAGGGAGAACTGATTCTCCACACGGCAGAGCTTACGGCGGCCTTTGCAACCGCTACCGTCCTGCGCATCACGACGGCTCTGGAGATTCACTGGTGGGCATCCGGCGAGGCTTCAACGCCTGCCATCTCGGACACCGATACAATCTGCCACATTGACCGCCCCGCCATTGAGCCGGAACCGGGCAGCGTGGAAGTGCTCACCGGCGGCGAGGAATGGCTCGAAGAACGCGCTCCACTTTGGTATCCGGCAATCACGGGACTCACCGGCGGCGGCTCGACGAAACTTGACGGACTCATCACCGCTGGCAAATCCTCGCTCCTAACTTCCATCTACGTCTCGTCAGAACTTCAAGACTGGATTCTGTTCTCAGGCACCAACGCGGAGGATTCAGCCAATGGCATCGTTCGTCCTGACGACTACGACGCCAGCACTAACGCTCAAGTCTGGAAGCGCGTCCGCTAATTCAAACCCCATTTTTACGACATGAAAACCGCCATCCTACTCATCACCGCAGCCGCCTTTGTGCTCCTGCCCGTGCTCGCCTTTGGGCAGACTAAAACCGTGCTCAAGAATGTGAGCGGCAACACGATCACGGAGAGCTTGACCATCGGCAGCGGCAAGACGCTCACGATTGCAGCAGGTGCCACGATCAACGCCACCGGAGCCACGATCACCGGCTTTGGCAGCGGCGGCGGATCACCCGCGTGGGGAGACATCACCGGCACCCTCGCCAGCCAGACGGACCTGAATACCGCCCTCGGACTCAAGGCCCCGCTAGCCTCTCCCACCTTCACCGGCACCGTCACCATTCCCAGCGGTGCCAGCATCTCTGGTTATGCTACGACTGCCGCTGTGGCGAGCGGATACCAGCCACTTGACGGCAATCTCACCGGCATTGCAGCCGCCGCCAGTGCCGCTGGCGTGCTGACAGACAACGGATCATCATCCTACTCTTACACAGCAACTAGCACCGGCGGAAATGGAAGCGCAGACAGCGGGAAAATCCCCAAACTAAACGCACGAGGAGGTTTGAATTTGGGCGGCAGCGCTGGCTCTGGCAATGTGCTTGAGGTCATTTCCAGCACTAGCTCTTTCGCCATTGAAGCAACAAACTCAACTTCGGGCGGAACGGCTATTCATGCGACACCAAACGGCACGAGTGTATCAAGTTTTGGAACCCATTTAACCGCCGCCTCACAAATCGCTTTTGAAATTGATGGCAGCCTCGGAACAAGCAGCAGCACAGGCATTTTCAGTTATATGCCAGGACCTGCGCTCATCGCTGCGGATGATAACTTTGCCGAGCAGGTCAGCATCTGGGGCACAGGGAGGAAGGTCCGCTTCACCGCAGAAAGTGCACGCGCAGCCTCTTACATCGACCTGACCAGTGCCACTCCAACAGGGGCACGCACCATCACCCTGCCAGATGCATCAGGCACTGTTTCCCTGCTCGGCTCCAGCATCGACCTAACCACCGAAGTCACGGGCATCTTGCCACCGGCAAACATGGGCACGGGCTCCAGCATCAGCACGAAGTACCTGCGTGGTGATGGCACTTGGCAGGCCATCTCAGGCGGTGGGGATGCCCTCACCAGTGGCACGCTCGCCCAGTTCGCCGCCACTACCTCCGCCCAGCTTCGAGGTGTGCTGAGCGATGAAAACGGCACCGGCGAGTTTCTCACCACCAATGGTTCGGCGGCATCCTTGACCAGCTTCCCGACCCTCAACCAATCCACCACCGGCAATGCCGCCACCGCCACCGCCCTGCAAACAGGCCGAACCATCAACGGCACCACCTTTGACGGCACCGCCAACATCACCGTCACCGCCGCCGCTGGCACTCTCACAGGCACCACGCTCGCCAGTGGTGTCACCGCCTCCAGTCTCACCAGCCTCGGCACCATCGCCACCGGCGTTTGGCAGGGAACGGCCATCGCGGACAGTTACATTTCGAGCGCCTCGACTTGGAATGCCAAGGAGGCCGCCCTCACCTTCAGCACTGGCCTCACGAGATCGACGAACACGATCACCGTCAACACGAGTCAGAACATCGCCACCCTCTCTAACCTAACCACGAACGGCATTTTGACCACCACGGGAAGTGCTGGCACCCTGACTGTTGATACCACCACAAAGCCCAAGGCGGAGGCCGCCGAGATCGGTGTCGCCATCTCGGACGAGACAACGGCCATCACCACCGGCACCGCCAAGATCACCTTCCGAATGCCCTTCTCCCTGACCGTGACAGCCGTGCGCCTTAGCCTGACCACCGTGAGCAGCTCCGGCACACCGACCGTGGACATCAACGAAGCTGGCACCACGATCCTCAGCACGAAGCTCTCCTGCGATGCCTCCGAGAAAACATCCACCACCGCCGCGACCGCTGCGGTAATCTCCGACTCCGCCCTCGCCGACGATGCTGAGATCACCATCGACGTTGATACCGCAGGCACCGGCGCGACCGGCGCAAAAGTTTGGATCATTGGCACCCGCTAACCATGAAGCTCTTCCTTCTTTCCATCGCCTGCCTCTACCTCGGCACCGCCCACGCCGTCGCAGGCTTCATCCTCAACCCCTACCGCTTCGCCACCGCAGGCAGCAGCTTTCTGGTGGACGAGGGCTTCGAGGGCACTGGCTACGAAGAAACATGGACCGAGGCAGGCACGGGCACCATCGACGAAGACCACACCGGCACCGTCATCGCAGGCAGCCAGTCCCTTCAGATCAACCTGTCCGCCCAAACCGGCTCCACCGCTGTCACCTTCACCGCCCAAGGCTCGCTCTTCGCCAAATTCAGGTTCCGTGTTGCCAGCACCAGCAGCAACCCAACGATTGCCACGATCCGCAATGGCAGCACCATCCTTGGCAGTTTGATTCTCGTCGGCGTCAACCGCACCATGCGCACCACCGCCGCTGGCGGATCGAATGCCTCATCCTCGGCGACTCTGCCGCTCAACACTGATATTTACATCTGGCTAGAATACGTCAAAGGCAGCGGATCGAATGCCATCTGCCGAGCAGGATGGGCCACCACGGACAGCAAGCCCGCCCTCACCAGCACAGGCACACAGACCTGCCTGAGCAGCAACGGCACCAGCACCTCCGATGCCGATACCTTCTACCTTGGCCACACCGTCAGCGGCACCTACGAGTGCTTCTACGACGCCGTCCAAGTAGCCGCCTCTGCCTTTTAACCATAACGCAATGCAATAGATTCAGCCATGACATGCCTCCCCTTGACCTTGCCCAGTATGAGGCCCTCTGGGCCATCTCAGAAATCCCGATGGCCATTGTCGATCTTGATGATCGCTTTGTTAGATGCAACCGTGCGTTCTGTGGCATTGTTGGCTACGCTCAACACGAACTCAGACTCAGGACATGGAAGCAGATCACACATCCCGACGATCTCGAAGGAGACATTGCCAGCGTTGAATCCCTCAAGGCTGATAATGAGTCCGACGGTTACGGGCTTACAAAGCGATACATCACCAAGGATGGGCGAATCATTTTCGTCAGGCTTTCAGTCCTTCCCGTGCGTGATGAATCCGGCAACTGCGTTGGATTTTTCGTCTCTGCCCTGCCCATCCTCGCCGAATACGCCACCGGAAAGGCCGTTGAAAAGTTCAGACTTATTGAGTGGATCACAAAAAACAAAAAGGATGCCGCAATCGTCACTCTTGGCGGAGGGCTGTTTTTAGGGCGTGACACGATCATCGAATTGCTTAAACTGTGGCTGACAAAGTAACACTATGAAAAACTATAAAACGACTTTCATTGGCGCTGCTCTGGCAGTGCTCACAGTCGTGCAAAGCCACACAGAGAGTGGCGCGTCATTGACAGACTGGAAAACTTACCTGATCCCGGCACTACTGGCTTTGTTTGGCTATTTAGCCAAGGACGCAGGAGTCTCCGGCCCCAAAATCTAACGCTATGAAAACCATCCTCGCATTCCTCGCCCTATCCATCGCCTCCTGCACTACGACCACGGAAACGCGGCCAGACGGCACCGTCGTCAAGACCGAAGGCATCGACAAAGACGCTCTCGCCGCTGGGTCTGCTCTGGCTCAGACACTCGCTGAACGTAACTCGGGCAAGTAACATGGTCCCAGCCGCGCTCTACCTGTTCACAATCGCCTTAATCGGCCTTGTGATCGGGCTCATGTTCTGGTGGGTTGATCCGAATCGGAAGCTATGAAACTGGCTCAAAAGCTTACGGAATTGGCGCGCTTTGAACTCGGCACGGAAGA